CTAGTTACGAATTTGTATGATATACGTATTATACACCTCAGGTGGAGAACTATGTGAAAACATCTGTCACGAAGCCCATGCCGAGGATACGAGTTCATAGTTATAATAAATATAAAAATATATGACCAAAGACCAAAAAACAAGAACAAAGTTTTTTAAATGTGCATGTTATGGTCACGCTGTTGAGGTGGAACATGATACGGAGTTTAATCAATACAACATAGCTCTGTGGCAATACGGCACCATAAAAAAACCTCTGCCTTGGAAAGAACGTCTCCGTTGGGCATGGAGACTGTTCACTACAGGAAATCTTTGGGCAGATGAAGTTGTTCTTGATGAAAAAACTAAAACTGAACTTGTAGAATTTTTGACCAACACTGATATTTCAAATGAAAAACAGAAAACCATATTACATGGATGAGGATGATTTTAAGGATTCCTCCCGTGAACCTAGTTTCGATTATTTGATTCCAAAGAGTTTCGTCACAGCTGAACGAAAGATCAAAAATCGTGCTTTGAACGCATTACGAAAGATTGAGGAATCGATTGAAAGTTTAAATATCCACGAACCAACAGTTTCTTCCACGGAGATGTTGAACAGATATGCCAAAATTTTAAACGATATAATGTTCATCATCAAAGATGTTGACATTGAGAACAAGAAGTGAGAATATAGGTCTGTATGACAGACACTACATCAAAAAACAAAACTCAAAAGACAGTTAAACCGACAAGATTCGTAGTCCTCAGAGACAGAAAACGAGTCTCCGATGCAGAGTATGACACCCAGGAAAATGCCAGCACAGAATACGGATATTGGCAATCACTGGTATCGAGATGGGATCCAACATCGCGTGTCGAGATAGTGGAGAAAGATAACCGTCTCCACAGAGTTTACTAATTCGTCTTTCAAACCAATAAAATGTCGCCGAAAATAAAACTTCGGCGACATTTTATTTTGCAGTTAAACCGTCGATTTGGGGAGTTATATGATATTTATTTGGTAGTTAGAAATATGGCTACATCATCGTATAAACCTTTGAAGTTACCTTCGGACGACGCTGAATTGAAAGTTTATCTGTCTAAAAATAAAATCAAAATGATGGAACAGGTTTTGGATTCGATAGAACATTCTTTGTCTAATGATTTAGATTCTATAGAGGTATTTTCTTTCAAGGGTTCTGATTTTATAGTTACGTTGAACCGTGAGTGTTTTTTGGAAAATGTGGAGAATATCTACAAGTTTTATGTTGACGAAGAAAAATACGAACTCTGCAACAGAGTTAAACGTGTTAATTTGAAATTACTAAAAAAAGTATGAAAAACAAAAACCGTCGTAATAAACCCGACACTAGCCCAGTTGTTCCACAAAAGTCCAAGATAAAAAGCGGACTTACAATTTTGGAAAAACAACCATTGACTGAAAAACAAAAAGAATTTTTAGCTCTTTCATTAAATCGTGATGTAAAAATGATATTCGTCTCTGGGCCAGCAGGAACAGCAAAAACATATCTGTCTGTATTGGCTTCATTAAAATTAATGAACGAAAAAAGAGTAAGTGATTTGATGTATATAAGAAGTGCTGTCGAAAGCAGTGATAGTAAATTGGGGTTCCTTCCCGGAGAATGCAATGAAAAAATGGCACCATATCTTCAACCACTCATTGATAAGTTGGATGAATTACTTCCCGCTTCAGAGGTTCGTTCTCTCCAATTAGAGGGAAGAGTTGAATCGGTTCCTGTGGGGTTTTTGAGAGGATTGAGTTGGAATGCTAAAGCGGTCGTGGCTGACGAAGCACAAAATATGACCTCGAAGGAACTGCTTACACTTATTACGAGGGTGGGCGAATTTAGTAAAATTTTCGTTTTAGGTGATACGGATCAAACTGATATTGGTGTGAAGAGTGGATTCCGAAAAATGTTTGATACGTTCAACGATGAAGAAAGTAAAGAAAATGGAATTTATACATTTTCTTTCGATGAAGAGGATATTGTGAGATCGAAGTTGGTTAAGTTTATCATCAAAAAGATCAAAAAAGAATCCAAAAAGGACTGAGATTTCATACTTATCATCATATAAGTAATGTCAAATCGTCAGATTCACAATTTAACACCGATAAGTAATTCTATCGACTCTGCGGATTTATTCGTGGTCGTTGATAAAAGCAAACTTACCACAAATACTGTCCCATTAAGAGCGCTGTCGGATGCAATTGATGGGACGATTTTTCTGTCTTCGAGTTATGCAGTGACAAGTTCGTTCACGTCGGGAAATACCCCTTCATGCAGTCTGGCGACAAATGTATCAATGTCAGTCTATACATTAAACGTGTCCAATTCAATTGCTTTATCTTGCAGTTATGCTCACACGTCAGACCATTGTTATACAAACTTTGATTTGTTTGAAATAACCTCTAGTGATGACAGTTTAAACATTTACACGATCCCAAATGCAGCCGGGACGATTTTAATAAAACCCAGACATCCTTTTGCCAGCTCTTATGTTTTAAAACCGTTAAGTCACTCGGACATCATCGGATCAAGAATAATAAGTTCCAGTCTCAGTTGTAGTTATATGGGACTTCCTGCAAATTTATATGAATTTGAAGTATCAAAGTTGGATTCAAGCGACAGAATTGTAAAATTCGGAGTTAAGTTGGAATATAATTCATCGCCTGTTACTAGATACAGTGAATTTAGATATTTTTCTTCCGGAGGAGCTCAGTATGCTCAAGGAAACGGGGTTTTTTCGATATCTTCCAGTTTTTCTATATCGACGAGTGGTTCACTTAGTTTGGGGAGTGTAGTGTCATCATCCACTGCTAACTTTTCAGAGAACACGTCACGTATCGGAACGACCGCATTCTCCGCATCAACTTCAACCTCGGCGAGTTTTTCTCAAACAAGTCAACAATCCGACAACTCTTCCAACGGACCATTGCCCGGAATGATTTTATTATACGCAGGGGTGTCTGTCTCAGGATCAGATCAGTGGTACAACTGTGATGGTTCTACATATATTACATCTTATACAGAATTATCTACATCACTTCAATCGAAATTTACAGATGGAGTCACATCCAACCGATTGCCTCATTTAACAACTAACTCTAGTTCTGGGATAGGTCCGCACAATAAGCAAATTTATGTCGAAGGAGGGATACCACCGATATTAGGAAATCCAAACAATAAACAAATAAGTCAATCTTATGGAATGGGTGGAAATATAACCGGTTCTTATTCAACCGGGATAATATCCGGATCTCAAATTGAATCGCCAGCTGCATTTTATTACAACATCAAACGTTGATTAACCACATACTTATTTAAAGATATATGGCAAACAAGAGAATTTCAGAACTTAACAGTCTTGACGGACAAATTTCTTCGGAAGATTTGTTTTTGGTCCAGGACGTTTCCCCCATTTCTGAGTCAAAGAGTGTGTCTTGGGGATATCTTTCCACTGTAATAGCTGCCTCCTCGTCTGTGGATTCGGCGAGTTACGCGATAACATCAGCGTTCTCAAATCATATATTAAGTGCAAGCTGGGCTACAAGTTCATTGACTTCGAGTTTTGCTCATGCGGGAAGCGGAAGCGGAATATTTGCGACAATGAGTGTATGGGCAGCGACATCCTCATATGCACTCACCGCCAGTTTCGCATCCGGTTCAGGAGTGTTTGCGTTATCGAGCTCTTATTCAGTCACGAGCAGTTATGCTCATTCAGGATCAACATCGCTAAGCGCTTCATATGCAATTTCAGCCTCGTCCGCGTCAGGAAGCGGAGTGCTCGCGTATAATAGTAGTTATTCACTGAGTTCGAGTTATGCACTAACATCTTCGAGGTCAAACTACGCTTCAAATGGAATAGAGACTGGATACATGGTTCTTTATGCAGGTATAGACACGTCCGCCATAGAAGGTACGGGTAATTATCTTAATTGTAACGGTCAAGACGTTTTCGTAAGTTCATATCAAAATCTTTACAATGCCATCGGGAATAAATTTGGATTTTATCCCGAACTCATCATATCTGCTTCTCGTGGTTCTATTACACAACCAATGTATTGTATCATAGATCACGACGACGTTAATATTTACGGTCATGCACAAGGAACGGGGATAGTAACATTTACCACACGATCGTTTTCTCCAATTCAGGGAATATACACCGTGACTTCTCTTAAAGCAGGAGTAAGTGGATCTTCTCAGGTCATCAAAGAAGGAAACCCTACAGTTTCGTTCACCGGCCTCGGCGCTGCTGATTATAGATTTATAATAACAGAATTGAACAGTGGGGAATCTATAACATACACGGCAAGCGTCCACGTCGGCGGAACTAACATAACTCAAGCGTTCGACCTTGGTCCACACAGAACGATATCATTCCTTCCCATCGCTAACAGTTATTATAACTCTAAATTTTCAGTGATAGACACTGTTTCTGACCAAGAAGCCGTCGGCTACTTATATCAAACTGCCCCTGGAGCTGGAATAGTTCATTGTCTTTCCGCATCTTTAATTCTTCCAGATAATGCACCATTCACATGCAGCATTACTAGATATAGTGGATCGTATAGCACATTGGCCACGGCTTCATTAGGAAGGTCTAAACAAACTCTTGTTTTTAAAGGAGTAAATCAACCGTCGATGCCACCAAACTCACAGACGTTTTCCGCGTCATTTTTTATACCAAACGTAAATGTTACTGGAAGCATACCGGAAAACATTAATCCAAGAAATTCGGAGATAACGAGTTCTGGATACCCGTATGCTTTCAGATACTTGATAAAAACTTAAAATTTGATTTGAATTATGGTTACATTTGAAAAGTGGCTTTTAAAGTCACTTAAAAACAATTGTGGATTTTTAAAGATAGAAAGAGAAGGTGTGATCTACTCCGTACCTTACGATGCATCCAAGGGAGAGTTCTACGACGCCGAAATCGGAAATATTTCTCTAAAAAACTTAGTAACTGAAAGGGTGGATACGTTTCCTTTAAAAGAAGTTTTTAATGTGGAAATATTTTCTATGGGGAATTACGAAGAATCTTTAAAATCTACTTATCGTGTCATACGTGATAGAATCCTTCCGATGTTATCTGAAAAATTTATAAATCTGACCGAGGGGGAGGTTTCGAGGTTTATTTTTATCGACGATATGAATGTAAATTATATGAGAATTTTAGATTTTATGGGTTATCACAATCCAAAGGATTTCTGTCGTGTAAACTTTAATAGATTCAGGACGATCCATTCTATACCCAATGAGACGTTGTGTGGAATTTATTCGGATTTTTCGTTAGTCGTAAACAAGAAAATGGAGATGGTTATAGAAGATTTGAATAAAAATCTAGGCGAAGATTCGGTACCAATTGTGGAAGATATAAGAACAAACGTCTCAGACTTTCTCGAAAAAATTCGAGACATTCCTCCAGGAAAATTACAAGACCATTGGCCGACGTTAATAAATCCCTCTCCATATTATTTTCAGCCACGAGTTTCTTTGAAAGACGGATGAAAAAACTTATACTAATAGGAAATAGTTGTGAAGTTTTGGGAAAACAAAAAGGCGAATTGATAGATACCTTCGATTCGGTGGTTAGACTTGGTACATACGAATTATCGGGATTTGAGAAGGACGTCGGATCTAGAACGGACTACTGTATCACTGCTCACTGGAAGTTAAATCTCGAAAGACTTCGTTCCGTGAAAACGTTTGTGACATTTCCTGTATTCCACGAGTATTATGATGATGTCAAAATAGAGTCTGTTAAAAATGAAATATTATCCGTATTGGATAATAAACAGAAGGAGAATTTGATTCATTTTATGAACCGACAAGATTCCTTAGATATAATAAGTTCGTACAAAGAATTGGGAAATATGAGTATAGATCTATCTCTTATAAACCCAAGTTTAGGATATAGAGCATTAAGAATTGTAATGCGTCATTTTAAAGAATTTGAGATTTACACATACGGATTCGATTTTTTCAAAACAGGTTGGTATTGGAAACCAACTCATAATAGAGATGTAAAGAATAGACACCCATATTCTTATGAAAGAGCAATCCACACTCTCCTTCTAAAACGAGGAGTTATTCACTCATTATGACAAAACTTTTTTCTGTAAAAAACACTGGCTTATCAGGAAATATATTGAAGTTCTTGATCACTTTTGATTTTTGTAAAAAACATTCAATGGAACTCGTTTTTCCATGTTCAGATGAAGAGAAGAAAATTTTACTTCGGTTTGATCATGTCGATTTAAACGTGGTTTCTTTCCCAAATTACGTTTGTTCTCAAAAACACATTTTTAATGAAAAATCTAGGATAAAATATGGAGATTCTTATGAACAATTTTATAAAGAATTTCTAAAAAAATGGTATTCTTTTTCAATACACGGAGAACTTGTGTATAGTTTTGGAAATGTGTCAAATGTAAAAATTGAAGACGGTGATAGAACTATATTTTTAGATTACAATGACGGAGTTGAGGGATATAGAAAGTCATTATCCAACATACACGAATCATTTAAATTTAAACCAATCATACATAAAAACTACATTTATAGAAAGCCCAACGAATCGATCGCGTCTTTTAATCTTAAAACGAGTATATCTGAACAATTTTCTGAGGAGAAGAGTTATTGGATATCCACCATAACAAATTTCTTAAAATTTCACCCAAGAAAAACTCCATTTTTTGTTTCCGGTAACAACGAAATGAAGTTTGCTTTATGTGAACATTTTGGTATTCCCTTCTTAGAAACCGAAACAGAAATTAAGGTTTCATTGCGGGAAGACGGTGTTCTGTCGAGAGGAAAATCCGAGGCCGTTATGGTTGATTTACAAAATTGCGTCAACACAGAATTTGTATCGTTGGAGAGATTGATCAGAGAGTTTTCTGTGGATGGGATTCGCCCGGTATCTCAAATTTTCAGAATAGGTAAAGCTGAAAAATTTGATCTGTTAGTTGATTTCTTTAAACGTCATGACGTTCTCTCGGGGAGTTGAATCTCGGTTGGAAAAGTCACGTAGTTTACCATGAGTATTTTTCTGTGGATTTTAATCTTACGTTTTTCTAATCCGTGCCAAGTATTATCCCCAGGGTAAAAAAAGTATCCCTGATTGTCAATATATGGGACGGTTTTCTTAACCTTCATGTCAGCGGAATATAAATCTGTGCCAAGATTCTCGTCTTCTCCTACATCGTTGATAAAAATTAGAAGACTTAGATATTTTTCTTTAATGTCACAGTGGGGTTCCAACCAGGATTCGCCAACATCTTTTATGATTTCAATACGAAGATATTCAGGTACTTTTTCTCCGATATAAGATTCAAATAATTTCAAAGTTTTTTCTGATGAAAAGAATTGTTTTAATTTTGAATAGATTCTATGTTTTTCACATAAATTGTGATCAATAAAAATTCTATTCTGACTGCTGGTTCGGGTCTTATTAAGCTGGTTACCGGAGTTTCCGTGAGGATCGATAGATTTATATTCTTCAAGCTCTGTTGGTGAAAAAAAATTTTTAAACGTGTAATGTCTGAACGGTTCGTTCCAGACTTTTATTGATCTAAATCTCATATTTCTATCATATACTTATTTCAAGGAAATTTCAATATATTATAACATTCGAGAATCCTCGCCCGTCTCAGTTCCGATTCTATAGATTTTTTGCTTTCTGGGAGAGAGTCTAGTATAAACGATGGAGAACGATTTGATTTTAAATTTTCTATCAAAAGACAGAACACAGGAGACATTTTGTTCATTTTATTGCATACTAATAATATATTTCCATTAAATTGAGACAACTCCTTAAAAATTGGAGTGGTTTTGATCGCAACACATCTCAACTCGTCTCGTATTCGATTGAAGTCCTGTGTTCCCTTCATTTTGAATCGGGTTTCACGGATAAGTCTTTCCGTGTCGAACACCCAATCAATAGAAATGTTTGATGTAGTTAAAAATTTGCATAACGACTCGTCCTTCAGTATTTCCGTCTCAATATACTCAGTGCATATCAGTATACGTCTTATGTCGTTTTTTATTAAATCTCTACGATTCTCAAAGTTTAATAAAAACGTCTTATCCGACAAATATATGTTGTCTTTTACATGAAACATAGTAATCTATATTGATACATATCAGTTTATGAGATTTCACAATATATCACAGGATTATTTTGGTGTCACCACCAATCTCATGACTCTGTTGAAAAGTTATATCGTGTCGAAACAGTTTGGTTCTGAATTAATTCTCCATAACGATTCATTATTGGATGTCAAATATAACTCTGACATACCTATCAGTGTAAATGAAAATTTTTTCCAAGGAATATCCGTGGAAACGTTTCGTTCTTTAAAGAAAGGAAATCAGATTACATTTGAAAAATTCATAAAATCTAGGTTTTTTTCAAAAACAGGAAAAGAATGTAATTTAACATGGAGTGTCCCAGAAAAGATCGTCGGAGAAACGGTTATGTTTTTTGAGTGGTTTCCAAAAATTTATCCTGTAAAAGTCATTCCCTCTTTAGAACTTAAAATCATTTTAAATGATCCACCAAAACCATCTAATGCTACGATTTTTCATGTAAAAAATAAAAGCTTATTAAATGTCGGTGTTGATATAGAAATTACCGATTTTGTTATATCTAAATATTTGGAAGAATTCAATCCACCTTCTATTTCGTTTGTGGGAGGGTGTAAAGAAATGGTGGAGTTTTTCTCAAAAAAATATTCGGTGGAGCCCGTGAAACAAAATTATTATAGACCACTATATCATCGAGAAAAGGGAGATATGAAAAGCATATTAAGAGATATTTGGATGTGTGCGAATACCGAATTCGTTACAAACGATTTTTTACATCAGAGGTATTATAAAAAAATTCAACAGAACTATACGGGTATTCCAAATGAAGTGTGTTTTTTTAATTCTATCCAATACAAAAAACACATTTTTAACGAAGATTTGTTTATGAGCAATTATTTTGATTTATTTGTGATTCTTCAAAAAAAGTATAAATTTATCACACTGGCATGATATCTCACTCCAAAAACGATATTGTAGAGTTGAGGAAATCTCAATCCACGACTGTATTTAACAAAAAAGATACGTTACAGAGTATTACCGTAAACCCAACTGAACTTTGTAATCGAACGTGTTCTTTTTGTCCTAGGTCAAACCCAACGGTTTATCCTAATAGAAATTTACACATAGATGAAAAAACTGTGATTAATTTAGCAAACTCTATAAAGCAATATGGATTTAAAAATCGGTTAGGATGGTCCGGTAACGGAGAACCATTATTAACGAAAGATTTCCTCAAGTTCGTCAAAATTGTATCGGATTTAAATCCGGAATTAAAAATACACGAAATAAATACAAATGGGGACAAACTCTCTGAAGAGATGATTGAATCTATATATTCAGCAGGAATAAATCACATAATAGTGAGTGTTTATGATGGCATTGAAATGTTTTCCGAATACGAACGTTTGTTTTCAAAATATCCTACCCACGCCTTTACGTTACGGAACACATTTTCGGGGAACTTGACAGGATTTACAAATAGATCTGGTTTAGTTAAGGTGAATACCTTCGATATTAGTCGGTATAGTGGTAACCGGTGTTATTTACCCTTTTACAAACTTTTTGTGGATTGGAATGGTGATATCCTCATCTGTTGTGAAGATTGGTCCAGGATCAGTAAAAGTCGTCTTAACATAAACAGTCAAAGTTTAAATGATATATGGTTTTCGGAAGAAATGATGGGTTACAGAGATAAACTGAGGCTTGGCAAAAGGAAAGATTTAGAGTTGTGCAAATCGTGCAACATTCACGGAGAAAAGGTGGGTGAAGATTTGGTAGGATTTTTTTATGAAAAATAAGTCTCTGCGAATATTTGTTGGGTTAGATTCCTCCCACCCCATTGCGTATGAAGTGTGTAAGTTCAGTATAGAAAAAAACACTAAATTGTCTCTGTCTATAATTCCTATAAATAAACACACCGTCAGAGAGTATAATAGAACGACAGATTCAACTGAATCTACCGATTTTTCATTTGCAAGGTTTTTTACACCATATTGTTCCAATTATACAGGTATATCAATATTTGTCGATGGGGACTTTCTTTTCTTAGATGATATAGAAAACCTAATAAACTTATATGACGATCGATTTGCGGTGATGTGTTGTAAACACAATTATGTTCCGAGAAACGAAACTAAAATGGACGGAAAATTACAAACAAGATTTCCAAAAAAGAACTGGAGCAGTCTAATGATGTTCAATAATGAACACCATAAAATACGAACTCTTAATCCACTAACGATAAACGGTCAATCGGGAGCGTTTCTCCATCAGTTTAAATACTTAGATGATAATGAAATAGGTTCGTTGCCGTTACAATGGAATTGGTTGGTGGGGTGGTATAAAGAACCTATTGATGGAAAACCCAGTGCTTTACATTTTACTGAAGGGGGGCCTTGGCTGAAAGAGTATAAAAATGTAGAATATGCCGATGTATTTGATAGTTATAGAAAGAATTATGAACGATTCACAGAAAAAAACAGTCGAGAAAATTAAAGAAAAGATCGATGAGATGCTTATCACATCATACCCTATGGCTAAAGAGGGGGATATACTCATGGCAAAAATAAACCGGTGTGCAGACGAATGCATGATACTTGTAAATTCTTTGATTAAATAAAATTGTAATTCGATCAAATCGAATGTATAGTTTCGGTATGAAAGAATACACTGAAAAAGATCTTCAAAAGTTATATGACAAGTTTATGGAATTGGTTGAAAAGACCTTTTCAGGAGAAAGATTGACTCGTTTACGTAAACTTTATTCGGAAGATGCTTACGGTGTAAGGCTCGTGACCGCTCCGGCCTCCGCTAAAACCCACTTCCATAACGCTTATGTGGGCGGATACATAGACCACATTATGAATGTTTATAGAGCCTCGGTCGGAACTAAGAAATTGTGGGAAGCTATGGGAGCGACAATAGATTTTACCGATGAAGAATTGGTGTTTTCAGCACTTCACCACGATTTAGGAAAATTAGGGGATCTTGAACAAGGAGAATACTATCTTCCTCAGACAAGTGAGTGGCACACGAAGAATCGAGGAGAATTGTATAAATTTAACCCAAACCTTCAATACATGGATGTCACTGATAGAGCACTTTATATTCTACAAAAACATCAAATAGTTTGCACTTGGAAGGAGACGTTAGCAATAAAGTTGTCAGACGGACTTTATCATGATGCAGCTTCGGCTTATCTTAAAAGTTACAACCCCGATAACGAGTTGAAGACAAATCTTCCCAGAGTTATCCATCAGGGAGACTATCTAGCATGCAGATCGGAATATGATTCGTGGAAACGAGAACAGACATCTCCTTTATAATTTAATATTTTGGTTTCCGTGTAGATATTTATATAGATACGGATGAATCAATTTACCTTTAAACGACTGGTTGCTTTCACATCTCTTTTTATAGCAGCATGTGCGGCATATTTCTCCATAGTTGGCATAGCTATGTTATTTTCTGGCTCCAAGTGGGCAGCCATGATAATGGCATCTTCACTAGAATTAGGAAAACTCGTTTCCACAAGTTTTTTATTTAAATACTGGAAATCAACAAAAACGTATCTTAAAACATATCTGACGATAAGCGTATTTGTTTTGATGTTCATAACATCTTTAGGTGTTTTTGGATATTTAACTGCTTCGTATCAAAGGTCCTCTTTAGATAATAAACTTTCTATCGAAAAGATATCAGTCTTGGAGTCGAAGAAATTGGACATAAATAAAAAAATAGAATCTGCGAAGGCGAGAATCGGAACAATCAGCGAACTACGGATTTCTCAGGAAACTCGTCTAAACCAAACTATGACAAATCCTCTGGTGGCCAGAAATCCTATTCAATTACAGGAACTTCAATCTCAGACAGTGGAACTCATAACAAAGAGTGAGTCTAATATAGAAGCTGAAAACAAGAAGATAGAAGTCGCTCATCAAGAAATCGACTCTGTAAATAAGACTATAGCCGATTTGAAATTGAATGAGTTGGCCAAGAACGATATAATTACTTTTAAATTCGTGGCAGATGAATCTGGTATTGCCATGGATAGAATTGTTAAATGGTTCATAGTATTGATAATTACTGTATTTGACCCTCTCGCTATATGTTTGTTGTTGGCTTATAATACTGCCGATAATGGCGATAACGATGGTGAAAAAAAAAGAGAATCTTAAATATAACTTCTCCTACAGAAAATATATCAAAAAATAATTTGACAATTAGTGGAACGAATAGTAAAGTTACTACGAAACGAAGACGTCACGATTATTTTTCCAGACTATTCAGAAATTAAATGACTCTTTTCAAAATTTCTTGATATATAATTCATATTATGAATGAATCAGAAATAGAAGAGCTTCTAAGATTACTTAGAAAGGGCATTAAAAAATCAGACTGGGATATGATAATCGAAGCAGAAGAATTCCTAGAAGAATTTTCCTCTGACGCCGACGAGGATGTATGATGTTGATTATTTTATCACTGTTACTTATAATATCAGTAACGATAAACATTTTTCTTGTGAAAGCAACTCACCTTGCTTCCGATAAGATAGATGAGTATGAAGCGTGGATCCTTAATTATCAGAAGACGGTTAAGGAAACATACTTGATGCTTAAAATGGTAGACGAAAAAGAAATCTTCGAGCGGGATGATGAGGTCGGATTCGTATTCTCAAATATCGTATCCATAGTGAACGATTTAAAAGAAAAAACTTATGTCGAAACTCCAGAAGAAATCAAAAAAGACCAAGACCGTCGTGAAGAAATCCTCAAAAAAAGGGAACTCTCGACAAGTGGCCGGATCCCAATCTAAAAAATCACGAACTCCTCTTCCTGTGGAGATGACGTCCGTTCCATCAGTGAGTGTGGCGGATTCGGTGAGTGTAAAATCTATTCTTCCGAAGGGAGACGACCCAAAATCCCCTAAAAAAGTTTCGATAGAAAAAATGTATTTCACAAAAGACACCGAGGACGCGATCATAAGGTTTAATAAGGAGGAAGATCAAGATAAGAGGAACCATATATACGAAACGTGTATTCAAAAAGCTTTTGAAAAGTTGGTAGAAAACGTATTTAACACATTTAAATTTAGTTACTTCGACGTGGGTCCACTGGAAGTCCAGAAGGAAACTCTATCTCATTTAGTTGCTAATATCCATAAGTTTGAAGAGGGCAAGGGCAAAGCCTTTTCATATTTCAGTATCGTGGCCAAGAATTACTTGATATTTAACAATAACTCTAACTATAGAAGGTTTAATCAACAAGTAGATATAAGTGAAGAAAACGACGAAAATACTGTAAGACTTCAGACGACAGATACTTATCAAAAAGATAAGGAAAACGGTGAGTTTATAAAAATGATGGTGGATTACTGGGATAAAAATATAAAAGAAATTTTTCCTAAGAATAGAGATCTTAAAATTGCGGAAGCCGTTGTAGAACTCTTTAGAAACAGTGATAGATTGGATTACTTCAATAAGAAAGCATTATATCTTTACATACGGGAGATTTCATCTTGTAAAACTCAACAAATTACAAAAGTTATAAATAAGATGAAAGAATATCAACAAAAAATTACGAAAATGTATGTGGAAGAAGGTGTTATTTAGTATTGTATAACACAAAAAAGAACCATTTCTCGGAAAATAGACTCAGAAAGTCGTTCCACCCCTAATACTTATTGGGTATGAACACTGAACTCCAGGAATTTGAAATATATAAGGGGAAGTCCTTCGCTGCACTTTGTAAAGAGATAGTTGTCAACCAAAACGAAAAGAAGGATCAGTTGGACATTTTAATCAGTGAACTTCGTTCTCTTATAAAGGGTGTAAACGATGCTATCGTTATAGTTCCTCTTATAAGGGATTATTTGGATGTGGGGGTAAAAAACGATGAACAGTTGGTTAAGTTGGCAGCAATAATTCAAAGAATAATTTCCAAACAAAATGACGAATCTTCTGGTGGAGCTAACGGTTTTTCGATAACCGATGAAGAACGGAAACAATTAATGGAGGAAGTAGAAAAACTGCAATCTAACAACGGAAAATCCTCAGCCGTATCCGTTAAGGAAATAAAATGAGTTATACTATAAACCACTCTATATTCGATACGGCTGTCAATGACACCGTTCTTCTTTCTACAAAAAGAGATCATAAGATCCTCCAGAGCGGAAAGAGCATAATTCAGTTTGAACCGGCGATAGTTTTAGATGTAGTTATCGACGATACTCATCCGATTTTTTCTTCTAAATCAGAAAATCTAGGAAACGTTAGTTCTCCGTTTGAGAATCCTCCCGATTTTAGAGGGGAACCCCTATCTAAAGATGACAGAGATTACTATTCAATTGGGTCAGCTTTAGTAAGATTGTGTTATACACACGAAAAATTTGATAAAGACTCTCTTATATGGGCCACCCCACTGGATTCAACGTTTCTCTCGGTTCCTGTTTTAAATGAGATAGTTCATGTCGTGAAGATATTTGATAGATTCTATTACACGTCTAAAGTAAATACTAAGGGAAACTGTAATTCAAATTCAGATTTTCGTTATGAACAGACTTATGGGAAGAAGGAACGAAATACATCATACTCTTCGGTCAAACTCTCCGGACCTATAAGTCGTTTCGACTGTTATCCTGGAGGACCGGCGGACGCTTACAGCGGAATACTGGGAAACTATTTTTGGTTTAATAACAAAATACGGAACTTGAGGAGATTTGAGGGAGATGTCATCCTTGAGGGGAGATTCGGTCAGAGCATCCGTATGGGAGCATATGACTTGAATCGAGGAAATGACTGCGGGGATTATGACAATTACAAAAGCGGAAATGATTCATTCGGTGGTGGTAATCCTATGGTCCTTATCCGAAATAGGCAGCGGCCAATAGCTCAGTTAACAAAACAATCCTTACACCCACTTTTGACACCTATAGAAAGCATATCCGGTTCTATAAATGAAAAAAGTTCAACGGGATACGTTTTAGAAGACATAAACAACGACGGGTCTTCGATACACTTGACGTCAGGAAAAACCGTGTCTGGTTTCAGAACCACCTGTTACAAGTCTATTTTCTCGGATGGATTATCGGAGGAACAGCCAAAATTTAGTCCAAAAGGAAGCACTTCGTTTATATTTCCAAAACTAAATAAGGATCAAATAGTAATTAACAGCGATAGACTGCTGTTTTCTTCCCGATTCGGAGAAACTTTACATTTCTCAAAAAAGAGATATGCGGTGACTACCGATAGTGAATATACAGTAGATGCTCATGATCAGATAGTGATGACAACCAACTCAAAGGTGGTCTTGAACTCACCTGTTATATATTTAGGAGAATATGGACAGACAGGTGAACCTGCCCTCCTAGGACAGACCACGGTGGATTGGTTGTATGATTTGTGTAATTGGTTAATAGATCACACACATCACCATCAACATTCACATCCACACTCTGGCGGAGCATCTCCGGAGGAAACTCAATATTCTGTTAAGTTGAAGGTTCTTTATGCACTGCGGGATAAATTACACACAATAATGAGTCGGAGAGTATTCCTTACTGGAGGTGGACATTCACCAGGATCGGATGGTGGAAGAATTACCGATGGATCCTCTCCTGTTACTATCAACGTTTTGACGGGCGAAGGTGTGCCTGGCGGTTGGAAGGGAAAAAATAGAAGTTAAATTAACACGGAGATATTTATAAGAATATGAATAAAGACGATTTTAAGAAAATGATAGGTGAATCAATTGAGGAAAAGTTGAAAGAGATACTCCCATCGATTCTGGACGAATATTTCACATCTATGAAGTCCCCAAAGAGTTCGATTGTGAGAGAGAATCATCCAAAGCAGGTAGTTGAACAGAAAACTGTCGTTGGAAACTCCGAAAAGGTTCCACCTACAAAAAAAATACAATACGTCAAAAACGCTGTATTGAACGACATTCTTAACGAAACTGTGGTTAAGATAAAACAAGATGGACAGATTGTTTCTGGTGGGCCGAGCACAATGACGACAAGCGCTCCTTCAGTTTTGGATAAAATTGAAGATATCCCACCAGTGGTAGCTGATGCTTTGACGAGAGATTATTCTCAATTGTTGAAGTTGTCCAAGGCTAAATCATCCAATAGATAATGAGATCGAATATAACATCGTCAAGATATCCGATAGGGTTAACTTTGCCAATTGTGAATGGGAATAATGGATATTTTCAACAATCCTTTGACACAAATTCTCAGGTAAAATCGAATCTTTCAAATTTTCTAAAAACAAGACGGGGCGAACGGAGGATGATGCCTGAGTTTGGGACTAGGCTTTATTCCGTCTTATTTGAACAACGTGACGAGAATCTTAATGAAATTGTGAGAAATCTTCTAAGAGAGGAACTTGGATATTGGATACCCGAGGCAAGGGTGGATGAAATTTCAATTATTAACGTGGAAAACTCAAACGAAGATAATAATTATAAATTGAGAATATCAGTGGAGTTCACAGTAATACAAACTGGCCAATCCGATACTTTCGATTTTGAGTTAGAGAACATAAAGATTTAATTATGGGAACAACGATAGATAAAAATTTCAAACCTCTTACAAGAGAGGTGAGGTATCTAGGAAAAGATTTTGATTCATTAAAATCAAACCTCATTGATTTTGCTAAACATTACTATCCAAGAACTTACAGAGATTTTAATGACGCTTCGCCGGGAATGATGTTCATCGATATGGCATCATATGTAGGAGACGTATTGTCGTTTTACATTGATTATCAATTCAAAGAAGGTTTGATAAATTTCGCAGAAGAACGTAAAAATGTAATAAATTTAGTAAAATTTTTAGGATATACTCCTAGACCCAGCAAACCATCAACTACTATTTTGGATTTATATCAAATAATACCGTCAAAGAGAAATAGTGATGGGGAATTTGAACCAGATACTCGTTACGCGTTGATTGTTAAAGCTGGTATGGAAGCAATGTCTTCAAACCGAATTCCATTTATAACGTCGGAAACGGTAAACTTTTCCATAAAAAGCGAACTCTATCCTAGAGTCGACGAGGTGTTTTCAAGAAATTCTGCCGGAGAGCCAGAATTCTACCTTATTAAGAAATCTGTTAAAGCATATTCAGGTAAAACTGTAACCCGGGAATTTGTAGTTTCTGGGCAGACACCGAATCTCAGAATAGAGCTTGCGGAAGATAATGTCATTAAGGTTGTTGAAGTTAAAGATGCTGACAACAACAATTGGTATCAAGTGGATTTCCTGGCTCAAGATCTTATACATTTACCTGTAGAAAACAATAGATTTAACTTTGAGTCTTTCTCAAATTACAGTTCTACCGTTCCAAATATAATCAAATTTCTTAGAACAAATCGGAGGTTTATACTCGAAGTTGATGAAAACAACAAGACTTTTATTCAATTCGGTTCATCTACAGACAGTCTCGAAGAAGAGATTTTAGTACCCAATTCTGAACTGCTAGGTGTAGGGTTTTCAAATGTATCCCGATACAATCTTACGCTTGATCCTACCAGCTTTGTTAAATCCAATTCATATGGTTCTTCGCCATTTAATACAACATTAACCGTCAAATATGTAATTGGCGGAGGGATAGAATCTAATGCAAACGTAGATGATATCACATCTATAAGCAAAGTAGAATTTGATGATGCCGTGGAATACCTTCCTGCCGAGGCTAATCTGGTAAATACCATCAAGAGTAGTTTAAGAGTTTCTAATCCTATTCCTGCCACCGGAGGAGCTTCTTCAGAATCTATCCTCGAAATGAAACAGAACGCTATGGCCAATTTTGCTTCTCAGGACAGAATAGTGACTAAAGAGGACTATGTAGCGCGAGTGATGAGCATGCCAGACGAATATGGACGGGTATCAAAGGTGTTCGTGTCGTCGGAATCAGATTTGACGTCCAACCACACCCAAACCGTTTCTGGATTGTTGGACGAAAATCATATGTTGACATTGGATAAATCCACAGAGGGCCAGAGGAAAGTAAATTTAGACGGTGTGAATCCATTTGGAATAAACTTATATATTTTGACATACGATGATAACAAAAATTTGACACCTGCAAATGAAGCTCTCATATATAATCTTAAAAAGTATATATCAAAATATAGAATGATATCTGACAGAATCAATATAATTGATGGATTTATTGTTAATATTGGTGTAGATTTCACCGTTTTGACATACTCAACTTATAATAAAAAGGAAATATTGGCCAATTGTATTTCCGCAGTTAAAAAGTTCTTTGACATAGAACTTTGGCAATTTTCTCAACCGATAAACATAGGTCAATTAGAACTTGAGATAGCAAAGGTCGAAGGGGTTCAAGCGGTGTCTGATTTAGAATTCACAAATTTAGTAGGTGGAAATTATTCTTTATGTGAATACGATTTAAAAGCTGCGACGAAACATAAGATTGTATATCCTCCCATTGATCCAGCAGTGTTCGAGATTAAGTATCCGGACGTGGACATTCGTGGAAAAGTCTTGTAAATATGCATAAATTTGTATATCCTCTATCCGACTCATATGTGGACAGTCACCCAGATTACAGAGATGTAAATTTTGGTAGAGACGAGATACTAGAGATTTCTTCTGAGAGGTATACTGTGAGGAACTATATTTCCACATCGTCTTTACAGTTCACCATGACTGATTACGTAGGATTAAGACTCTTGCGGTTCACGGGAACTATAACAGGATCTATAACAGGATCTGCATCGGATTTGTCAGG